GATAGTGCTTCTGACACTGGTAAAGTGAAAGCACAAACCATCAAGGCAGAAGGTAAGTTTGATTTGGAGGCGATGGTGCGAAAGTATTGTCCTGACAAAGTGAATAACGTTGCCACGCAATTCTTTTGTGATCACCCATATATTTCTGTGTTTGTAGCAATCATTGGAATGGTTGCTTCATATAATTTGGTGCAGAGTTTCTTCAAGAAGAAAGATTCTTCTGATGAAGATGAGGAGGATGATGAAGATGCTGCACAAGGTTATTCAATCAAGATGTTGAATAGACACAAGAAAGAGAAAAAGGTGATCAAGGCACAGAACAATGCTATGCGAACTGGAATCAATGATCAATTGAGTCAACGTTTGCAAGCTGATCGTGGGGCTATTGCAGAACTACACATTTTTGATGGTAGTAATACAAAGCCAGTTGTGGTGATGTGTGTGTTTGTTGCACCAAATGTGGTGATGACAGTTGCGCATGCAATTTTGGGTTTGGGCTCGAAGCTTGAATTCAAGTTGTACGATCAGTGGAGAACGGATATGATCAAGGATCCTGTTATGTGTAAGTTCATTCGAATTTACCAACCTCCTGGGAAGGATGTTTTGTTGTTGGAGTTACCTACGTGTATTCAACCACATTTTAGTGTGGGTAAACATTGTAGTGACTTTACAGGTGATATGGTTGGTGAAAGAGTGTACTTGGTACGGACTGATATTCAAAAGTCATCATCATTAGTAGCTGCCGCAGAGGTTTCTGAGGAAGGTACTCGTGAATATTGGCACGATCAGAATAGTGTTGAATATCAAGTCAATTGTGACAATGTGATGACTTATGCGTTGCATACCATGGCTGGTGATTGTGGCTCTCCAATATATATCGAAAAGGATGGAACTTTTCTCTTTTGTGGTATACATGTTGCAGGTAGTAATTATCGTGCAGTAGGTTATGGAGTCAGAGTCACTAAGCGTGATTTGCAGAAATGGTTAGCAGATATGGGTGTTAAGCTTGTGCCAGAACCGCCTGAGTTAAAACTTGGGAGAGATGTAGCACAAGCTATAACACTTTCAAATGATCTGCATTATGGACTGACTGTGTGGGGTGAAGTTCATCCTAGTGATCAACACACGTTGATTGCTAAGAATCGAATTAATCCTACACCTTGGTTTGAGTGTTTGGGTGAATCTAAGTATAAGCCTGCTCGATTGCGACCCTTCGTTAACGATGATGGTAAGGAAATTGTTCCTTATGCTAATGGAGTGTCAAAGTTGAGAAGTGAAGGTCACCCAACATGTTTGGCCACTGTGGAAAATAGAGTGCCACATGCTGATATTGTTGAAGAATATTTTTTTAAACATTATCCAGTGTGTGTGGCACCTGTGATTTACAGTGTGGATGAATCAATCAATGGTAATGCTAATATGGGTGTTCCTGGTATTAATATCCATACTTCTTCTGGCTATCCATTTAATTTGGGTGGCAAGTCGAATAAGGAGCGTTATCTGGTTGGTGAAACTGGTTCTCTTGAGATGGTAGAAGAGTTGGCTGCGGCTGTGAATCTGCGGTTAGCTAATCTCAAGGAAGGTAAACGGACACTGGCAATCTTTGCTGATACTCTGAAGATGGAATTGCGAAAGAATGAGAAGGTTGATGCGGGCAAGACTAGATATTTTTCTACTTGTCCAATAGACTTCCTTATTGTGTTTCGGCAATATATGTTGGATTTTATTCAGAGTGTCCAGAGAGGATGTGTTGAGCATCCAGTTAGTGTTGGTATCAATGTACACGGTATGGAGTGGGCTGCGTTTTTGCGTCGTATTCTCAAGAATTGTGAATTTGTTGCGGATGGCGATTTTGAGAATTATGATGGCTCAATGCACCCTGTTTCAGTACAATTTGCTGTGTACTTGATCAATAAATGGTACGGTGGTCTTGGAGCAGAAGAAAGAAATATTCTGTTCTGGGAAATTTTACATTGTTTTCATATTTGTGTGAGAACAGTGTATACTACTATTGGTTGTAATCCGTCAGGTCAGCCTTCAACCTCTATCCTAAATTCAGTGGTCTTGATTATTGTGATGATATCTTGTATTGTCATTTTAGTCAAGAAGTATGATTTGAAGCTGGAGGAAGATCCTGATTTGGCGGGTTATGGTGATGACAATTTGGTAGCTATTCCGAACTTCCCGTTTGGTGAGTTACCAGATGTTATTGAGGCGATCTATGGTATGAAATTGACTGATGCAGGAAAATCTGGTGTTTTCAAAGCTCAGCATTGGACTAAGGTGACTTATCTCTCACGATCATTTCGTGTAGAAGGTGGGTTGGTTCATGCTCCTTTGAATTTAGATCGGATTGCGTCTATCATTTATTATACTAAAGATACGCATTTGATTACTTTACAGTCAACACTCGATGCATTTTGCTTAGAGTTGACGCACCATGGGCGTGATATGTTCGAGAAATGGACAAAGATCGTTCGTGAGCATGCTTATACTAGAAGCAGATTGCTTAGAGTGTTGACTTACGGCGAGGCGATTAAACGTCGTTTCGCATTACGTTTTGGACAAGACGTGGCACAGTCTAGAAAGGTGCAGGATATAAGTGTTACCGACTTTGATGGTGAAATTTATTCCGATACTGAAGGATTGGAAACTCGTGACTTAGCGTCAACTACTATTGTTCATGAGCGTGAACAAGTTTCTTTTGGAGAAATTGTTCCAGATGATATTACTCATGAACCTGGTGTGGCTATTGGCAGGACTTTGGATAATGGAATACAGACTACTGATTTTAACCATGTGTTGAATCGTATGTACCCTGTGGCGACTGGTGTTTGGAATGGTTCGTCGACTGGTGTGTTGTATACTAGTGAATTATTCTCAATGCTTAGTACGTTGCCAAATATCGCTCGTTGTTTTGATGCGTTTCGCTTCTTTCGATGTAGTAAGATACGAATTACTATTAGATTGAATGCTCAGCGTTTGAATTATGGGAGACTTATTGCTGCGTATACACTGGTGAAGAATTTTACTGCTACGGATCCATTAACATTGACAACTTATCCGCATCACTTGGTGTCAGCGACTACTAATGAAGTGGAGTCGTTTGAAATACCATTTGTGGTGCCTTTTGTTGCAATGGACTTATTGAATCCGAATATTTGGGGATATTTTTCGTTGGCTGTATTCAATCCTTTGAGTGCTTGTACTGCAGAATCAGGTGTTACTGCCCAATATGCCGTGTATGCACAATACATCGAGCCAGAAGTCTATGGTATTATACCAACTGCTTACCCAATGATTGAACGCGATATGCGTGCACAAGTTAAGGGTATCAATAAGGAGGCTGTCAAGAAGAAGAGAGATGGCGATCAAACTGTGTCAAGTGCACCAACTGAGGTACACAAAGGTGGCATATATGATTTACCAATTATTGGTACTGTAGCGAAAATGGGTGATGAAGTTGTGTCTGGTATTGGAGAAATAACTGGATTAGCGAGTGGATTGGCTACTTCGTTGTTAGGTATGTTTGGGTTGGAAAAACCTGTTGATGTTGATGCGATTACGCGAGTCAGTAGTGTTTTAGCACCTGATTTTACTAATTGTGACGTCTTGGATTACTCCACGCCTGGTGGGTTCAAGTTGAGTTCAAAGGTGGATGTGTTGCCGAGAATTGGACCATTTGAATCTGATGAGATGAGTATTGGATATATCAAGCGTGTGCCTAGTTGTTGTGGTCAATATACTTTGACTGCATCAGGGCATATCACCATACCGGTGAATCCTTGTTATACAACTAACGTCATTCTTGGTCCATCTGGTGCTCCTAATACGTGGAGTCCTACTATTTTAGGTGCCTTAACGTCGAGATTTACATTTTGGCGTGGTACATTACGTTACACGTTTTATATTACGACGTGTGCTTTTATGACGGGTAGATTGCGAATTCGTTTCGCACCAGCTATGTCGATTGCTGGTGGTACTTATTCAGATGATGTGTGCACACGTATTATTGACTTACAAACTGAGACGGAGTTTTGTGTTGAAGTTCCTTTTGTGACTAACCAGATCTTTGCTACTGTTGCAGCTTTTGATGCATATCAACCATCAACTAACTTCAATAATAGTATTGGAATTCTTTACATTGATTGGATTAATCCCTTAGTATGTCCGGATCCTACGTTGAATCCTGGTGTGTATATCAATGTTTATATTAGTGGTGGTGATGATTATGACTTAGCTGTTCCAAATGCTTATCAGTTTTTGGTTGACGCTGGTACAACGTTTAATTCATCTGAGATGCGTGCACAAGTTGCACCACGGGATAATAATGTTAAATGTGAATCCATCGTGCCAAATTCTCGGTATACTATGGAAGCTGGTGTTGTCATTGGTGAACGAATTAGCTCTGTTCGTGAGTTGCTTAAGCGGTATATGCCTGTTGGTACAGTAAATTATGTGAATCCCGCTGGTCCTGGTACAATAACTACACCTGCAAGTATAACGTTTTCAGGTCCATCTGTACACTTCAATCCTACATATAGTGGTACTTATACTACTGCTTATTGTGAGGATGAAATGTATTCTTGGAAAAAGATGTTTAATATGCAGAGAGGTAGCTTTCGGATCAAGTTAGAGATGCCACATAATGGTCCTAATGGGTCTAATGCGGTCATTTGTGTGATGCCGTATCAGAGTTATTTGACGACGTTTTCTGGTCTTTTGCCACCTTTTCGGATGCCACTTGTGGAGACAATTGATAAATATCGTCCAATGTTGGATATACAGGTACCATATTGGGAAACAGCTTCGTATATTCCCACTGGTACTCAGTATTCAACTAAAGCCATGGCCATGTTTTATATTGGCAATTTTGGCACTGCTACTGGTTCTACAAGGATCAATATTTATAGTAGCATTGGAGATGATTTTTCTTATGGATTTCTACATGGTCCAGGGGTAGTGAATGGCGTTGGAACTAGTGTCAACGACAAACCTATTTCTCAATTCTTTGTGTAAGTGTGGGTGCGCTTTCCCACGTCAGCTTGACTGACAAAATTAAGTACTTCTTTGTTTTTTTACTGTGTGTTTCAGTTAAACACTGCGTAGAATGCATGCCTTTTATATGTTTTTGGTGTGTGTGTGTGTGAAGAGGATGTTTGCTTTTAAAGGTTTTTCAAGATCGTAATTAAGAGCAGATCTTTTTCCTTTATAAAAAAAAAAAAAAAAAGT